CAGTCCATCGCTGGCGTACCGTCTGATGGCATCATTGGCCCAAAGTCTTTGGAAGCCATCAAGGCTTGCCCAGCCGATGAAATGGTTGATGCCATGTGCGGTATGCGCCTTGAGTTCCTAAAGGCTTTGCCGACTTGGGACACTTTCGGAAAAGGCTGGGGGCGTCGGGTTGCTGAAGTTGAAGAGAAAGCAACTGCGATGGCAAAAGAAGCTTAAAAGTGCTAAAACAGGGAGATAGCGGAGTTCTCCTATGACGACAGGTCTGTCCTATGACGGTTCAGTGGCTGGCACAGACAGCTATGTCACCCAGATTGCCACTATGGCGGTGGTTTCTGAGACTGACCCTGCCTATCTGACGATCCTTCCGCAGATGATCACATACGCGGAAAACCGCATGTATCGTGATCTGGACTTCCTGTTCACTTCTATCGCCACGACCGCGTATGGTTTGACGGCTGGTAGCAGGCAAATTGCTGTCCCGGCTGGGACTTTTGTCGTTCCTGAGCAAATCAATGTCCTGTCTGGTGGCAATGACCCTGACACGGCGACCCGCGTTCCTTTGGTGCCAACGACTAAAGAGTTCCTTGATGCCTGTTATGGCTCTGGAGCTTCGTTGAATCGTGGTCTTCCGAAGTATTTCTGCCCGTTCGATGACTATACATTCTTGGTTGGGCCATATCCTGACCAGAATTATACGTGCGAAATCATCGGAACTTATCGTCCAGACAGTCTATCGGCTACGAATACTACGACGTTCATCAGTCTATACTTGCCAGATGTCTTCATCATGGCGAGCATGATCTACATTAGCGCATATCAGCGCAACTTTGGCCGAGCCAATGACGATCCGCAAATGGCTGTTACATATGAGAGCCAATATCAGGCTCTTCTGAAGTCTGCGATGATGGAAGAGAACCGCAAGAAGTTTGAAGCTGCGGCTTGGTCTTCGCAATCTCCATCTGTTGTTGCAACACCGACGCGAGGCTAACCGATGCCTCATCAGAGCCTTAAACTTTTGGCGGGTGTTGACCAAAACAAGACGCCTGCGCTCAATGAAGCTGCCATTTCGGAAAGCCAGTTGGTCAGGTTTATTCCTGATCGCACTTTGGGTGGCCTTGTCCAAAAGCTTGGTGGTTGGACTAAATTCTATGCCAACAGCATAGGTTCTATTATCCGATGCCTTTGGGCTTGGGAGGATACCAATGCAAACTCTTATCTCGCAGTTGGTGCTGAAGGTGCGCCTGCTGGCGGCGGCGGTTCGCTCACGGTTGTCCAGTCTGGTGGATCGACTGACATCAGCCCTCAAACGACGACTGTAAATATCGGTGTTGATTTCAGTACAACGGCTGGAAGCAACGCTGTGCTAATTACAGACACAGGCCGTAATGCTGACAACTATGACGTTGTGGATATTCAGACCCAAATCAGTGTCGGCGGTCTAATTTTGTTCGGTCAGTATCAGGTCTACAATCCCGGCGCATCCGCGAACACATATACGATCTATGCTGTAGATGCTTTTGGCGAGCCAGCCTATGCGACATCGACTGTCTTGAACGGGGGCGCAACGGCTGAGTTTGACACTACAAGTGGCAGCGACTTCGTTGATGTGACGCTTGCTAATCATGGTTTAGCTTTGGGTGATACTTTCCCAATTCTTGTTGCAACATCGGTCGGCGGCTTGACCTTGTACGGTAACTACAGTGTCATCGAAGTAACCTCATCGAGCGTTTTCAAAATCTCGGCTGCATCGTCTGCATCTTCAACTGCAAATGCTTTTGAAAACAGCGGCGATGTTCGCTTCATCTACTATAACGGCATCGGGCCTCTTCCTGCTGGAACAGGTTATGGTATCGGGCCTTATGGTTCTGGTGGATACGGAACTGGTATCCCGCCGATCACAGGCACTGGAACGCCGATCAACGCACAAGATTGGACGCTGGATAACTGGGGTGAGATTCTAATCTCATGCCCACTGAACGGCCCTATATATCGTTGGTCGCCTACATCTGGCGATCCTGTTGCGCTGATTATTCCAAATGCTCCGTCAGTAAATGACGGCATGTTTGTCGCCATGCCTCAAAGGCAGATCATAGCGTGGGGCTCTACGTTCACTGGTATCAAAGACCCGCTTTTGATCCGCTGGTGCGACGTTAACAACTATGACCAGTGGATTGCGAATGTGACCAACCAAGCTGGTTCATATCGCATTCCTAAAGGCTCGCGCATCGTCCAGTGCATTCAGGGTCCACAACAGGGTCTGATTTGGACTGACCTTGGCATTTGGGCAATGCAATATGCTGGTCCTCCATATGTCTATCAGTTCAATGAACTTGGTAATGGATGCGGTCTTGTTGGTCGCAAAGCTGCTGGCTCAGTGAATGGTGCTGTCTATTGGATGGGGCAAAGCCAATTCTTCAGGTTGGCTGGAAGTGGCGTTGAACCTATTCGCTGCCCTGTGTGGGACGTTGTTTTCCAAGACCTAGACAAAAACAACTTGGACAAAATCCGCATCGCCCCGAACAGCCGTTTTGGTGAAATCACTTGGTATTTCCCAACCATTCAAAATGGCGGTGAAAACGAAGGCTATGTTAAGTATAACATCATCCTCGACCAGTGGGATTATGGTTTTAACAGCACGGCTAATCCATATGTTGCTAGGTCTGCATGGATCAATGAATCTGTTCTTGGTCCGCCAATAGGCGCTGGGTTGAATGAATACATCTATCAGCATGAGACATCGCCTGATGCTGATGGCGCTGCCATGAATAGCTACTTCCAGACAGGCTACTTTGTCTTGTCTGATGCTGATGTGAAGACCTTTATTGATCAGGTTTGGCCTGACATGAAGTGGGGTTACTACGGCGGCACACAAGGTGCAAACATTTTGCTGACCTTCTATGTCACCGATTATCCGGGCCAGACTCCGACAGCTTATGGGCCGTTTACACTCACTCAAGCTACTACATATGTGACACCGCGATTCCGTGGCCGTCTTGTTGCGATCAGGATTGAAAGCAATGACATCGGTTCATGGTGGCGTCTTGGAAACTTCAGGTATCGTCTTCAGCCGGATGGACGCTTCTAATGGCAAGTTTAGACGACATTCTTACAGCCCAGAAAAACGGTGTCGTTGCTATTAACGGCATCAATCAGGCTTTGGCTGGTATTTACACTTATGTGAAAGGCAAGCCGCTTGCATCTGGCTCTGCTGGAACTGGCGGCTATACAACGCTGTATACGGTTCCAACGGGCGTTCAAATGGCAATTGTAGATATTGAAATCTGCAATACGTCGGCAACGCCAGCAACATTCTATATCTCTCTGTGCGCTTCTGGAGATACTGCTGGAGCAAGCAACGCTCTATTCTATGCTGCGCCAATTAATGGAAACACCACCGTACAGTGGACAGGTCAACAGGTTTTGACTGCTGGCGGCTTTGTTGCTGCATATGCGTCTGCATCCACAGTGTCATTCAAAGTTGGTGGGGGACCGGGCTGATGACTATCACCGTTTATCCTCCCTATGGGTCAACAGTAAACAACGCCTTTTATGCTCAATTTGGCGGTGTAAGCGTTGATGCGTTTGGTCGTCTTCGTGTTACTTCGCCGTATACGTTGTTTGATAGTCAAAGCCGTTTTGCAGCGGACAATCAGTACAGCTATGTGACGGCAACAGGCGGTTCCACGACTTATAACACTAACAAGTCATCAGTGAATCTTGATGTCACAACGACATCTGGATCAACTGTTCTTGCTCAATCAACTCGCGTGTTCCCATATCAGCCGGGTAAGGGTCTGTTGACGCTTCAAACTTTTACAATGGCTGCTGCAAAGAGCAATTTAACGCAGCGAGTTGGCTATTATGGTGCCTATAACGGTGTCTATCTTGAACAAGGTCCAAACGGCGTTACTTTCGTTGTTCGCACATATACGGGCGGCACTGTCAGCGATGCGAGATATGTGGCTCAAGCGGATTGGAATGGCGATAAACTGAATGGAACTGGTCCATCTGGCGTGACGCTTGATCTGACTAAAACGCAAATCTTGTGGTTTGACTTTGAATGGCTGGGCGTGGGCAATGTCCGCTGCGGCTTTGTCGTAAATGGTCAGTTCATCATCTGCCACACGTTCCAAAATGCAAACATTGGAACATCTGTCTATATGCAGACAGCAATTCTTCCGCTGCGCTTTGAAATCACTAATACAGGAGCGACGGCATCTGCATCTACTTTGCAGATGATTTGTTCTTCAGTTCAGTCTGAAGGCGGATATGAACAAACGTCTCAAGTGTTTACCGCTCGCCGTACAGATAATGGTGTTTCTGTCGCCAATAATACTGGCCTAACTTTCACGCCTCTGGTGTCGATCAGGGTCAACTCCAGCTATTACGGCGCTATCGTTCTTCCGGCGGCTATCTTGTTCCATCCGACGGCAACGGGTTCGACTGGTTATGAAGTTGTGTTAGTAAGAAATGCAACACTGACTGGTGCTACTTGGGCCGGAGCAACAGTGTCAGGCGGTCAAGTTGATGTTGATTATGCGGCTACAGCCATGACTGCGACCGCTGACAACATCATTCAATCTTCCTATTCCGCCCAAAGTTCTCAAGCGACTGACACTGCTGTTGTGCCAACTGGGTATAACTTTGACATTCAAATTGGCTATACAGCGTCTTTGACTGGCAATGGTTTCGCAAGCAGTGATACCTACACGCTCGGTGTTCGCGGCTTGAACAACAGCCCAACGGGTTCAGGTACGGGTGCTATCTCCTTCTACAATCTGACGGTGTAACATGCCCTTAAAAAAAGGTTCATCTCAGAAGACGATCAGCTCCAACATCAGTGAGCTGGTTCACACGGGACGCCCCCAGAAACAGGCTATTGCGATTGCTTTGAGTAAATCGCGCGAACGCAAAGCAGATGGCGGCTCGCCTTTGCTTGGCCTTTCAGATGATCTGGTATCTGAAAAAATTCATGTTGGTCCGATCCATAGCCCGGTCGCTGGTCGTACCGATCATCTTCCGATGCACGTTCCATCAGGCTCTTATGTGATCCCGGCTGACATCATCTCAGCCATGGGTGAGGGCAATACCATGGCTGGTTTCCGTATCGCTGACCAGATTTTTGGCGATCAGCTTGGCATTTCTGCGAAGGCTGCGGGTGGGGCAACTGGCGGCGTTCCTATCGTCGCGGCGGGCGGTGAATATGTTATTCACCCTGAGAATGTAACTCGTTTGGGTAGCGGTGACATGGACCATGGGCACCGTATCTTGGATTCATTTGTTAAAAAGATGAGGGCAAAAACGGTCCAAACCCTCAAGAATCTTCCGGGGCCAAAGCAGGACTAAAGGGGGTCTTATGTCCGAAGAGCTAGAGGTAAGAGTGGGTACGCCAGAAGATGTCGATGACATTATGAATTTGGCGCTATCTGCCTGCGAAGAAAATGGCTTTGTGGAACCAAATCCGGCCAAGCTTCTTCAAGAAATCTGGCATGGGTTGAATTTGGAAAAAGGGGTTGTTGGGGTCATTGGTGATCGCGGCAAACCTGAAGGCGCAGTGCTACTCAGAATTGGTTCGATGTGGTATTCTGACCATGAGGTGCTTGAAGAAAAAGCCATCTTCATTCACCCCGAATACCGCAATGCCAAAGGGGGCCGAGCAAGGCGGCTATGCGAGTTCTCTAAACAGGTGGCTGATTCCTTGGGTATTCCGCTGATTATCGGGGTTCTCTCCAACAATCGCACCAAGGCTAAAGTTCGCTTGTATGAGCGCCAGTTCGGTGAGCCGTCTGGGGCTTTCTTCTTGTACAACGCCCGTACTGGGGCGTTCCGTGACGCTGCGGAGTAATTCGGATGGGTGGCAAGACCTCAACAACAACGCAATCGGTGCAAATTCCACCGGAGGTTATGGCGCGGTATAACGCCGTTAACGCTCGCGCAGAACAGGTTGCTGCCACCCCATTCCAAGCCTATGGCGGTCAATTCGTTGCCCCTATCACGCCAACCCAGCAAGCTGGCATAGAAGCAACATCACAGGCATCTCAACTTGCCCAACCGTTCTATGGGGCGGCGACTGGCCTCACAATGGCTGGCGCTCAAGATGTCGGCGCTTTGACACCCGGCCAAATTGGCTATTACCAAAACCCAGCCATGCTGGCGACACTTGCCCCAACCTATCAGGCATTAAGCCAGCAACAGGGCCAGCAATTATCTCAGCAGCAGGCTGACGCGATCCGTTCGGGAGCTTTTGGTGGCGACCGCGCAAACATTCAGCGCGGCATTCTGATGGGTCAACAGCAGCTTGGCATGGGTCAGGCTTTGGCCCCAATCTATCAGCAGGCATATCAGACTGGCCTTCAGACTGCCCAGCAGCAGCAGGGCGTCGTCGCACAGGACTTGCAGCGCCGTATGGCCGCAGGACAGCAAATTGCTGGGTTGGGTACAGCCGCACAGCAGGCGGCTCTGCAAGGGGCTCAGGCGCAGATTGGCGCGGGTACGCTGCAACAGCAAACCCAGCAGGCTGATCTCACGGCTCGCTATCAGCAGTTCCTGCAAGAGCGCGGCTATCCCTTCCAAGTGGCTCAGTTCCTCGCCAACATTGCGATGGGTACGGGTGCGCTGTCTGGTAACACGACCACAACAACTCAGCCCCAGTCTCTCTTCTCAGATCGCAGACTGAAGCATGATGTCAGGCCAATTGGTAAGACCAACGATGGCTTGCCGATCTATGCCTTCAAATACAAAGGCAGCGATCAGACCCAGCTTGGTTTGATGGCTCAGGATGTTGAGAAGAAAAAGCCGGAAGCAGTTGGCTTGGCGGCTGGCTTCAAGACGGTTGATTACGACAAGGCTACTGAAGGCTCAGAGCGCAAGCATCGCGATTTGGGCGGCGCAACCATGGTGGATGACAACTCCATGGGTGGTGCGGTTAACCTTGGCAGCGCCTTTGAGGAATTTGCGCGTGGCGGCTATGCCGTTGGTGGCGGAGGTGGCCTTCTTGATGCGAACGATCTCAAGGCTATCTTGGCATCACAGCAGCAGTCTTTTGGGCCGTTCTCACAAGCTGGCCTTTATGGTGGTCAGTCGAGTGAAGGCAACCCAATGGGTGCCAAGAGTTATGTGCCAAAGGCATCTCTGCCCACACCTAAAATGATCACTCCTTCCACTCCTCCGCGCGCTCCTCAATCTGGATTGGCTGACGCCATTCAGAACATGAAGCAGGCTCAGGGGCTTGGTGAAATGGCATCCGTTGTTGCATCTGGAGCCAAGCGCGTTGCTGTTGGCGCTCCAGCAGTGATGAAGGATGGCAAAGTTGTTGAGCCTGCGAAGGGTGGCTTGATTGGAACTGGCGGCGAAACTGGCGGTGGCCTGTTTAATCCTAAGACAGCATCAAGTGCCGCTCCGGCTGCGGATAAGGTGGCCGATGCTGCTGCCGAAGGTCCGGGCCTGTGGGATCGCTTTAAGAGCATGTTCAATGAAGGCGGTTATGTAAGCCCTTACCAGCGCCTTGGATATGCTGGCCTCGGCAAGGTCGTTAATCCAATGGAGCTTCAAGACCCAACTAAGGGTGTTGGGGCATACATTGAAGATGCTACTGAAGACCAAACTGATCCCGGAAAAATGGGCGGTTCTGGTAGCGGTGGAGCTGGCGGCAAAAGTGGTGGTCTTGGCAGCGATCTTTTGCAGGCTGGTCAGCTTGCAATGATGGCATCTAAGGCAGCGCCGATGGCTGCTGAAGGTCTAACAGCATTGGCTGCAATGTTCTCTGACAAGCGTCTGAAGAGCAACATCCAACAGGTTGGTAAAACCTTTGATGGTCAGAACATCTATACTTACAACTTGGGTAATGGCCCTACGCAGATGGGCCTTATCGCTCAGGAAGTGGCTCATAAGCATCCTGATGCTGTCGGTAAGCGCGACGGCTACATGACTGTCAATTATGATGAAGCCACAGAGAATGCAGCCAAGCGCGGTCACTTCTACAGCGGCGGTCTTGCTCCGCGTCCAGCTTTCCAAGAAGGTGGCCCTAGCGACGCGGAAGCTATTGCTGATTGGATGATCCAAAAGGAAAGCGCCGGAAAGCCAAATGCTAGGGCGCTGACATCTTCTGCTGCTGGCCTTGCTCAATTTACTGACGATACCGCGCGCGAAGTTATCCGTCGCAATCCTCAACTTGTTGAGGGTGTGTCTTATGATCCGCGTGAACGTGGGTTTGCAGCTAACCTTCCGCCTGAAGTTCAGCGCAACATGGCAATTGCCCATGTGAAGGCACAGCAGGATTTGCTTCGTGAACAGGGTTTTGAACCGACACGCGAAAACATCCGCATGAACTGGTTCCTTGGAGAGTCTGGTGGACCAAACTTCCTGCGTCGTATGCAGGAAACTCCAAATGCTCCTGCGTATCAACTTGCTCGCCCTGAACAAGTCAAAGCTAATCAGTCCATCTTCTTTAATCGAGATGGAACTCCTAAGACAGCATCAGAGGTTTATAACCAGTTGAATGCTGGCGGTGGTGGTGGTGGTTCGCTTGGCTCCGCTGCGCGGCCTTCTGGTGGCGTTGCTGGTCCTCAAGCTGAACGTGCATCATACTTGAACTTCCTCCCGACATCTCGCGATGCGAAGACTGGCGAAGAGTCAGTCAATTGGAAACAGCTTCTCATTCCTGCTTTGACTGGTTTGGGTGCTGCTGCAACAACGCCAACACGTAACTTTGGCACAGCCCTAGCGGCTGGCCTTGGTGCTGGCGCTCAGTCCTATGCCAATCTTGAGAAGCATCAGGCTGATGTTGATCGCATCAAGATGGAAACCGCAGAGGCTGGTGCTCGCACTGCAAACCTCGCCTTCCAAGGCAACATGGTTCGCCTGCCGAATGGTCAAATGGTTCTCACCATTGAAGCTCTCAAAAAAGGTCTTATCCCGGCTGGCGCGCAGTTGGCTGGCGCAGCGGCTGACTCAGCTACGGCTCGCTATCTCAAGAGCATTGGATTGGGTGTTGGCTCTGATGGAACGGTTACAGTTCCCGGTGGCGGCGCTGCTGGAACTGCACCAACAGGTATTGGTGGTGGCGAACTTCCGAAACCTGTGAACCCGACTGTTGACCCGGTTATGACCGAGCGTGGTATCTTTGGTAATGCTTCTCGCGATCTTTCGCAGAAAGATGCTTATCAGACCATGGGTCTAACACCTGAAGGCGCGAAGGAAGTCTCAAACAAGTATCAGCAATCAACGGCTGCTGCTGGTTTGCAGGCTAACGAAAATCAACAGCTTATCAATGATCTTGCACTGAACACATCACGCATCGTCACTGGAACTGGCTTTGATACTCCCGGTAGCACCGCAAACTTCCGCGCTGAACTTGCCAAAAAAATCAATACGCTTGTTAGGGCTATTGATCCTAATGCGCCGGATGTCAGCACGATTGATAAGTATGTCGCTAACCAGAACAAACTCAACACGCTCCTTGCTTCGCAGCGTACAAGCGAAACTGGTCAGCACAATCTCGGTGCCTTGCAGATTATGATGGGCGCTATGGCGCAGCCCGATATGCCCCCGGCAACTCAGGCTAAGATCACTGCAAGCCTTGTTATTGCTAACCAGAAGGCGCGCGACCGCGATCAGCACCGCGAAATCTTCGGTGATGCGTCTGGTGGCTCATATGCGCTTGCCGGACAGGCATTTGATCGCGATACGCGCGGTCGTTATGACCGCGAACAGCGTATGCTTGAGACACTGATCCTCAAGTATCCCGGCGCGATTGAGAAGATGCAGTCAGGAACCAAAGACCCGAAAGTCATTGAATCCTTCTTGCAGCAGATGGCAAAGCAGAACGGCATCCGATACACTCCGGGCATCAGCCGCTATTTCGTTGAAGGGGGCGCTCAGTAATGGATGACGATCTTTTCACCGAACTGAAGCCGTCTGGTCAGCCTAGTGCAGCTCCTGCGGCCCCAGCTAGGAGTGGTTCTCGCAACTCGATGATGGAAGATGACCTGTTTGATGAGCTTCGCGCCCCCGCGCAGCGTCAGGCAGCTCCATCCCCTGCTGCGGCTCCAACAGGTGCATCGTCTCCTGCGGTGAACAAAGCTTTGCAACTGACATCTACGCCCCCGACTGACATGGATTGGGGACAGGTTGCATCTGAAGGTTTCCGCAACATTCCGAAGAGTGCTGTGGAACAAGGCAAAGCTCTTGTGCAGCCTTTCCTGCACCCGATTGAAACGGCTGAGTCCATTGGTCAAATCGGCAAAGGTCTTTATTCCAAGGCTGCTGGCGCTCTTGGGGCAAAGCAGAACGAAGAACAAAAGGCCCGTGATGAAGCCGCTGCGAACGCTGTAGGCGACTTTTATGCTCGCCGCTATGGTTCTATGGCTGGGTTCAAAGAAGCCCTTGCACAAGACCCTGTAGGCGTTCTGGCTGATGCTTCTACAGTGCTGACTGGTGGCGGCTCTGCGGCTGCGCGTTTGCCCGGTATGGTTGGCAAAGCTGGCGAAGTTGCTGGCACTGTTGGTCGCGTGGTCGATCCTATCAATCTTGCTGTGCAGGCTCCTAAAGCTGCGGCAAAGGCTGTCACTTCTGTGACCAATTATCCTCTGTCGCTTCAGAGCGGTGTCTCTTACAAATCGCTGCAACAGGCGGTTGATGCTGGCGCTGGCGCAAACCCGGTTTTTTGGGAGCATGTCACTGGTAAGGTTGAACCGTCTCAGGTTGTTGACCGCGTGAATAATGCTATCAGTCAGGTCGCTAAACAGCGCAGTGATGACTACATGCGCGAAATGTCTGCTGCGACAGGGCGCAATCCACAAGCTCTAAACTATAACCTTGTAGATCAAGCATTGTCTGATGCTCAGAACATTGCCATGCCGCGAGGTATGGTATTCGATCCGAACTCTGGAAAAGTTCAGATTTTCAATAATGTTCAAAAGCTCATCAATGACTGGAAGGCTGATCCTAAAAACGCTCATACGATGGCAGATTTCGATCTGCTGAAGCGCGAAATTCGCGAGTATGCGTATGCCAATACAAAGCCCGGAACTCCTGAGCGTAAAATGCTTGAAGGGATTGCAGATGCTGCGAAGTCAACGATCCCTGATAAAAAGTACGTTGAAATCATGGAGCAATACCAAAATGCTACCCGTGAGCTTAACGACTTGAATGCTGATCTTGTGAACCGAAAGGGTTCTACGACAAGCCAAATCAGCAAAATTCTTCGTAATCAGGACAAAAAATCTAAGGGCGATCTTATCAAGCGTCTTGAAGAGTTTGATCCTGATCTTCCCGCAGCGATTGCTGGTGTGGAACTGAACCCATTGATCCCTGCTGGTCTTCGTGGTCAGCTTGCAGGCATGTTGGCAAGCAACCTTTCGCTTGTTGGCTTGTCTGGCGCTGCTGGTCATCCCGGCCCGTTGGCGGGCGTCCTTCTTTCATCTCCGCGTCTCGCTGGTTTGATGAACTACGGAATCGGTCGCACAACAGGTTTGCCTGCTAATTTGTATGAGAAGTCTCCAGCATTGGCGGACATTGCAGCGCAAACTGGCCGTGCTGCTGAAATTGAACAGGCTAACAGGCCCGGTCGCGCATCTGGTGGCCGTATCTCGCATGAGATTGAAGCTAACCGACTGGTTCGGATGGCTGATGTTGCCAAGAAACAAATTGGCAGCGGCACTGAGCAAATCCTGAATGCGCCAGATGAGCTTGTTGTAAAAGCTCTGAAGGTTGCCAATCAAAAGCTTGAGGGCTGACCATGACATCCTCGTACACGACTAACAAAAGCTTGGAAAAGCCCGGTAATGGTGACTACGTTGATACGTGGAACGTCCCGGTCAATTCTGACATGGATGTCATCGACCAAGCTTTTGGTGGTACGACAAGCCTTAACGCAACATCAGGAAGCGCAACGCTTACAGCCTCTCAATATCGTTCAGCTATGATTGGCATTAGCGGTGCTATTTCTGCAAGTGTGACCTATACAATTCCGTCTGGTGTTGGCGGAGTTTGGATTGTTCGTAATACTACGACAGATGCAACTGGTGGTCCTTGGACTGTGACCTTTGCATCTGGGGGTGGCGGTGCATCAACCACCATTGACCGAAATGTTAATACGATCATTTTTGCCGATGGAACTAACATCAGGGCGACAACATCGCCTGTTCCCGGCAGTAACACTCAGCTCATTTATAATGGGTCTGGAGTTCTCGCTGCATCGTCAGGCATGACATGGAACGGCACCACACTGACTGCTACTAACTTGGCGGGTGCCAACGGTACGTTTTCTGGTAACGTCACAGTAACAGGCACATTTGGTGTTACTAGCACTGCCACGTTCTCAAGTTCTTTGTCTGCTGCTTCTGTGAGCGCCACGACAGTCTCTGACAATATCGGCAATGTCAGAAACTTGCCATTCAATACGCAGA